AAAGAATCAAACTGTCTGGAAGAAGTTGGCATTTAGAGCACAAGAATCTATTGAGCGGTGGAAGATTGACGACTTCGGTGAAACTGTAGGTTTTTATCAACGACCAGCGCCTGATTATAGAGAAAGATACATTCCAATTGGCAAATGTTTGCATTTCAGAACTGAGTCTGCTGGAAATAATCCAGAAGGAAGATCAATTCTACGTAACGCATTCCGAGCCTGGTTCATGAAAAAAAATATCGAAGAAATCGAGGCGATTGGTGTCGAACGTGATCTTGCCGGCTTGCCAACATTGACGATGCCTGAGGGTTTTGATCCAACAAGTGAAGATGTAGATGTTCAGAGACAGATTACATCTGCAAAAGCATTGATTTCAAATATTAGGCGGGATGAGCAAGAAGGTATTTTGCTACCTTTTGGTTGGGTGATGACATTGCTTGCATCTAGTGGCCACCGACAGATTGATACTGTATCGGTTATTAATCGATATAATAAAGAGATGGCAGCAACAGTTCTTGCACAGTTTATTATGCTTGGAATGGAACGAACGGGAAGTTATGCACTTGCTCGTGAGCAGACGGATATGTTCTACCTCGCTTTGGAGGCGTGGGCAGATTATATTGCTACCGTAATGAATCGCTACGCTGTTCCACAATTATTTGCATATAATGGTATAAAAGATCGTCCATTACCTTATCTTGTTCATACTCCAATTCGGAGATTTACTTTGAAAGACATTGCTGAGTATGTCTCGAAATTGTCGGATGAAAAAGTTAATGCTTTGGAGATCACTGATGACGTTAAGGGCTTCTTGCGAAGATACGGCCGTCTTGAGGAATTCAGTGAAGTGCGTCGATGAAATGTATTAATAGAGGAGACTCTTAATGTCCGACAAAATGCCATCTTGGGAAGAATGGAACGGTTTAAAAGAGGATCAAAGACAATATTCTCTTTATAAGATTCTTGACTCTATGGATAATCGTCTTTGTGATCGAGATATTCGAATCAAGAGACTTGAAAACCGTAAATGGATTGACCGTTTTTCATCTGGAGTTGGTGGTGTTGTTGGTGGGTGTCTTGCTATTTTAGGTTTGAGAGGATTGAGATGAGTGAGTATGACCTGAAAAATCTATGTTTTATGCTTGAAAGAGATTTGCAAGCTGCTTTATTAGCTTCTAAAGCCGGAGAGAAAGAAAAAGTAGAACATAAAATTGGATTGATACTTAAACATATTGAAAGAATTAAACGTCTTGATACCAAAGAAACATTAAAGGATATAGGAGGAAATTGATATGCCATATCCGAATGAACATGCTTGTCGTCTCGCAGAACCGATTAAAGATGCCGTCTTTGCTCGAAAGAATGGTGATCGAGAACATGCTGGAAAAAAGTATGATGTCATCTACCAGCGTGTTGGCGAATCGATGCAGCAACAAGCATTTCGATACCCAAAGGAATCGTGGTCTGCTGCAGAAGCTGGATCACATTGTTCTGGTCATGGAGGCAAATTTGAGGCCGCTAAAGATACCGCTGTCAAAATGTTTAAGGCTGATGATGAAAAACAGATCGTCTATGGCGTAGTCTTTGAGCCAGATTTTAATGATGCAGATGATGAGTTTGTCACAAAGGATGATATTGAAGATGCTGCACATGATTATTTAGTCAACATGCGAAGGCTTGGAGATCAATCTCATCAAAAACTTAGTCATAAGACAGAAATTGACGATAGAACAGATATAGTTGAGTCATATATTGCTCCTGCTGATTTCAAGGTTGGCGAGGAGTTGATAAAAGAAGGCTCATGGATTGTCGGTATGAAAATTCATGACAAAGATCTATGGAAAGAAACAAAAGCATCAATAACTGGCTTCTCCGCTGGAGGGATGGCCGAGTATTTCTAAGAAAGGAGGTGAAACAGAATGCCAACAAGAATCAAACCAAAGGTAGAGGAGATTTCCCTTGCCTTTAATCCAGCAAACAAACGGAAATTTATTTTGCATAAAGAGGAAGGAGGTAAAGAAATGAAGTATGCTATTTCGCTTTTGAGTAAGGATGATCAAGCGGCTAATGAGAAGGAATTTCTGGTCTTTTTGAAAGATCAAAAACTTTCCAAAGAAGTTGAAGAGGGTATGCTTGGAGCTTATCGTCTTTTGGTTATGTCGAAGGATGGTTTACCAAAGACATTTACAGAGAGTCTGCAAAAATCTTTTCCGGCATTTTCAGAGTTTTTTGGGCCTAAAGGAGCTGAGAAGGATGTTCTTGCTAAAATGGAGAAGGATCTTCGAGTAACTCTGGAAAAAGAGCTTCGAGTATCGCTGGATAAGGAGATTCGAGCAGCAGTTGAAAAGGAGATGGGTATGACAAAAGATGTTGAGATCAAAAATCTTTCCGTTACGGTTGCAGCTTTGCAGAAAGAGACGGATGAGACCAAAAAGCTTCTGGTGGTTGAGAAAGATGCAAGACGTCTGGCTGAGTTGGTGAAGGAGATCACCGGCTTTGGAACTCCTGGAGAAATTGCAAAGTTGGCGAAAGATGTTCTTGATGTCGAGAAGACCGATGCAGAACTCGGCAAAAGGATTTTGACTTCATACAAGGAGTCGGGAGTTGCTTTCAAAACCATGCAAAAGGCTTTTGATGAGATTGGCTCATCTGGTGAAGGCATCATTGAAGGTTCTGCACATGAGAAACTGCAGAAGCTTGCTAAGGACATTATGGCAGTAGATAAGGATCTTACCATGACGGCTGCTTTTGCTAAGGCAGCAAAGGCAAATCCTGCAATTTATGCTGAGTATAATCGAGATCATTACAAAAAAAGCGTAGCACATTAACATACTAAATCTAATGAAAGGAGGACCATATTATGGCAGTTGAACTTTTGGGGCAAGATATTGGCTTTTTGGTTGCAGCGGATGATCTCTCTGATTATCTATTTCACGGTGTGAAGATTACAGATGACTTTACTGTGAATCTGGCGTCAGCAGGAGATTGTGATGGCGTTCTGCAAAACAAACCTGCAGCAGCTGGACGAGCATGTCAAATCCGTAGAACAGGAGCAACTAAGGTTGTTCTTGGCGGAACAGTTACGGCTGGGATGCCTGGAAAGACAGACGGTAGTGGGCATTTTGTAGACGCTAATCTGGATCAAGATCAGTTTGCTGTTCGATTTGTTGAGGGTGGAGATAGTGGTGATACCGTTACCGCATTGATGGAATTTGGAACTTTCGGAACTTAAAAATCTAATAGAAAGGAGGTAAAAGATTATGCCAGAACCTACTGGAAGTGACCTGCATATTGACACTTTTTTAAGCAATCTTAGCATCGGTTTCATGAACGAACCAAGTGCATATATTGCTGATCTTGTCTTTCCTGTTGTTTATACAGATAAGCAATCAGATGTATATGCACAGTACAACAAGTACGATTGGTTTCGTGATGACGCCAAGAAACGCGCAACCTTGACTGAAAGCTCTGGAGGCGGATGGGCGATGGAAGATCCTGGAACTTTCTTCTGCAGTGAAACTGCGTATCACTCTGACATTGCAGATGAAGATGTCGACAATGCTGATGATGTTTTCAACCTGGAAGAGGACGCAACGGCTTATGTTACAGAGAAGTTGCGGATTTCTCGTGAGCGTGATTGGGCCGGCAAGTATTTTGCAACACTCATTTGGGATAAGGATCTCGAAGGGCAAACAGATACTCCGGGGACCGATGAGTTTTTGGTTTGGGATGACGCGGATTCAACGCCGATTGAGGATATTGAGGATGCAAAAGCAATTATCAAGGGTGTTACTGGCTTGATGCCGAATACTCTGTTGGTTGCTGAGCGAGTGCATCAGACTCTCAAGAATCATTATGACGTTGTTGATCGTTTCAAGTATACTCAGGCTGGGATTATTACCGAACAGCTTTTGGCACGAGTATTTGGTGTTGCAAGATACCTAGTTGCCGGCGCTGTTTATGGCCTGAGTCCTGAAGGAACTGAAACTCTTGCATACGCATTGACACAATATGATGCCCTTCTCGTTTATTCGGCTCCTCGTCCGAATAAACGTCATCCATCTGGTGGTTATACGTTCAGATGGAGACGACCCATCATTCGTGGCGTCTCTGGTGATCGTCTCGAAGCTACGATTCGTAAATTTCGCCTCGAAAGAGAGCGTGGAATTCGTATCGAGGGTGGAGTTTATGAGGATCAAAAACTTGTGGCCACGGAATGCGGCGTTTATTTTCATAATGCTATCGCGGCTGGAAGAACGATTACATCTTAACCTTATAGTATTGGGGGTTGGGTTATGACCTTCTCATACGATGTAGATGAGTTGGATACGGCACTAAACCGAATTCGACTCGAAATTGGTGATACCGATTCCAATCGTCCTTTGTTGGAAGACGAAGAGATTGAGCAGGTTATCGAAGAGTTTTCGACATTTAATCTACGTGTCGCAAAATGCTTTCGACTAATTTGCTCGCTCTTCGCTTCTATTCCGACAAGTGTTCGCATTGAAGGCTTTTCAGAGAATTTTGCCAAAGCGTATGAACACTTTAAGGATATGGCTGCACGTTATGAACGATTTGGTGGTGGTGGTCCATGGGCAGGTAGTATCGACGTAGCATTCAAAGAAGCAACTGAATTGAATACGTCATTGGTGTCACCGTCATTCAAGCGTGGAATGCATGATAATTAACATTAAAAGGTATCTTGTTCATACTATAGACCGTGTTCGTCCTACCGTGACGAAGGGATTGCGATCTACAGAGACTGAGTTGGATTTACAAGCAAGAATTGTGAACCGAACGCGGATTTTACGTGGCCCTGATGGAGATCAAGTTGTCACCGACATGGTTATTTATTTACTACCTGATGCTGATGTAATTGAAGGGGATGAGTTGATTGTGGATCAAGAACAGCGTCCAATTGCTGAGTTAATTCTTGCAAGAGACGGTCAGGGACATATTCATCATCTAGAGGCAAAACTAGGATGATTAAAATTAAAACAGATACTCGTCTTTTTGATACTGGAATGATTAAAATGGCTACTGCTGCTGTACAAGGCACTAAGCAGGGTATGACGCAGGCAATGCGTAGGTTTAAAAGCGATGCACTTAACAAACCACCATCTTGTCCTGTAAAAACTGGATGGTTGGCTGCACATCATGTTACAACAGTTGAGGTGATGGGTAAAAGAGTTCGTGGTGAATTGACTGTTATTGATACGCCATATGCTGCATCTCTTCATGAAGGAATTAGCCGATGGGGAACACCATATGTGTATACAAAACCAGGATCTGGAATGAAGTGGATTCAATCTAAGGTACTAATGTATCGAGATAAATATACACAAGATGAAGTTGCTGGTTTTGTGACTGGTCTTAAGTCTGTTTCTTTTGGTCGCTTTGCTAAAGGTTTTGGTGCATTAGGTCAAGTAGTTTCAGGCGCAGGCGCAGGTGCAGGTGCAGGTATAATAGGCATAGGTGCAGTGATTGGTTTAGGCGCATTATCTATTGCAGAGGGTTTGATTGGAAATCAACAATCACAAGGAAATAAATAAATGAGTCTTGTACAAGATATCGTAACTTATATCGAAGCGAATTCAGCTTTAGTTTCTGACGTTGATCTCTTTGTCGGCGCTGAGACTGTTGATACTCCATCTGGTTCAGTGATTGTGCGAGAGTTCATGGGCTCGACAGAAAATTGGTCTGGTCTTCAGGATCGTGCGATTCAGATATTGGCTATGGATCTTGGTTATGTGAATGCTGAAATGCTTATTAATACAGTGTATGACCTTCTCAAGCATAAACCAGGATTTGCATCTGACGACTTAGTAGATATTCTTTATGTTGATGTTTTGGGCATGCCTGGGTACGTCGATCGAGACCAAAGTGGCAATTTTGTTTTTTCTTGCAATCTGATTTTTCGAAAGAAGTAGTTTTAACGCGGTAAAAATACAAAATTGAGGATGTTAGATGGAGCCTTTTTTATCTAAATCAAGAACCAAGCGTGAAAAACCATCACGTCGTGGTGAACGTCATGCTACACGTGCTCCAATATCAATTTCTGGTGATGAACCTTTTGGGCCTAGAATTCGACTAACAGCTGGGCGATCATCAAAAGCTTCAATAAGAACATCATCTGGAATGCCAACGCCACTTATACGACATGAACAACAGATTATTTATGTTGATAGGCTTATTAAAGGTGTTGATACACAAGTATTTGTGCAAGGTCCAGGACAAGTAAGTTCACCTAAGGTTGTATCTAAGATTTATGTTATTCCTTCGATTTTGTGGGTTGGAAAAGATCATAATAATTTGTTTGCTCAAGGATCTTTATATGGTTTTAACTGCCAATGGGCTAGCAACTTAGATCTAAGCAGTTTGCAACAAGCAAAATGCTTAGTTGTTAGTGATACTGAAGTTATTGATAAAACTCTTAATATTGTAAACTTTGCATGTGAATATGGAATTCCTACTATATGGTTACATCGACATCTACCACCTGAGGTTTGTTATTGGAGCTTTACGAAAAAGCTCCATGTTGATGATACAAAGTTTTTTTGGAGTGAGTTATGTCAAATGATCGCATAGCCATCGGTTTTGCCAACTATCTTGGAAATTTCATTCTCATGACAGCAGCATTAAAACTGCTTCGAGAAAGAGATGACTCCGAGATTTATTTGATAACTGATGAAGATGCTTTATACAAAAGTCCTTCAATGAAGGCAATGGCCGAACGTTTATTTGACGGCATTTACACAACTTATAAAAAGAATGCGTTTGATAAGGTCTACGTTGCTGATTGGTCTTGCCCAGAATGCATGGTCCAGGCAAAAGCTGCGTATCGTGGATCAGTCTGGTGGATCAATCACTCTGCATATGCAGGTATGCATGAAGTTCAGGTCTACTTGAATATGATTGGAGCAACGAATTCTGACTTTTCAGGGTTTTTGACAGTGCTTGCGGA